TATGAAGTTGCATTATATGAAAATGCAACATTACCGTTTCCAGTTGAGGATAAAATATTATAACCAAATGTGGTATTGTTAAACTCTATATTGATATTTCCAGGTAACTGACTAATTACACCTGAATTGTTTGCTATTACAACATTGGTATTAGAAACATCACTAGTATCAGGAGTTGTTCCTAATTCTATTACAATATCGTTTACAAACGCATTCTCAGTTCTGTCGCCTTCTCTAAATAATCCAAAGTTTGATTGCAGTCTAACTTCTACATCATCAAATCCAGTATCTCTGTTTCTTAAAGGAATGTTATCAAATGTTCTACCTAGTTCTACAGAGTACCATGCATCACCTACGCCATCTGGGGTGGCATTCGAGTCTATCCACTCAAAATTTTCTTCTAGTATTGGTTTATTGTTAAGTGTGGTTAATTCAATTGTGTCATATTTTGCTAAACCTGTTCCACTATCAACAATTCTGTTTGAAGACACATCATAAAATCTTACATCTTCATAACTTTCGAATACATATTCTGTTCCTCTTAAAGTTACATTATATCTGTAACTTAATGTGTCGATACTTTCATATTGAAATTTCAACAACCAACTTTTATCTCTTCCATTTCCTGATGTATCTTCTGAATTACCAATATCAAAATCTGTACCTGCATTTAGATTACTGTTTTGTATTACATAAAAATAATTGTTACTTGGATTATATCCTAAGCCAAAAGTTTTTTTAGTTTCTAATGCATTTACGATTGCAGTTTTTTCACTGTCGTAAAAAGTTTTTCTTAATGTGGTAATTAATTCTATACCTTCCCAATTCTCAGGTATTGCTTCACTTAATGTAATAGGTCCTACATTTGTTGTTAAGTTTCCACCACGTCTGCCGTTGTCAATAATAGTTTTTATTTTTGCCCAAATGTATTCTGACCTTTTTTGCGGGTTTACAAATTTAATCATGTGACCAGGTTGTATTAATTGCAAACTAGGATCTGCAATATTTACATCTGCAACTGTTCCATTTTGTGTAAATGTTTCAGTCATATAACCTGTAACACTGGATGTTGTTCTTGGCAATGTGTGCCATACAATGTTATAATTTTCTAAATTAAATTTGTTAGGCTGTCTGTTAAGCCAACTATCTCTAAAGGTACTATATACAAAATCATTAAGTTTTAGATTTTTTAAATCTAATTGTATAGTTCTGTTAATTTGTTCTAAAGCAGTATTGTTTACATCTATAACAAAGTTACTGCTTGTAAATACGTTGTCTAAGTATAATGCACCATCTTCTGCAATCACATCTGTTGTTTGGAATGTGCTTGTTGGATCTGTAATATCAATATATCTACTATGCCCTGCATGTGTTCTATTAGTAACTTTGAGTTTAGCAATATTAGTATTCTTTGCTAAAGGCAATGTTTGATAATCTTGGTTAGTAATCATTCTATCTTGTGCATAGTATGATTGTGGTGCTCTTTCTTTAATACCTGCTATTGTTTCTTCGGGCAAACTGTTATTAACTGCATTCTGTAATTGAGCAGTCAAAGTTAAAATATATTGTACACCTTTTGAATTTAAGTAAGGTATTCTTATAGCAGTTGTGCCAACATCGTCTGGAGACATAGTGAATCTTTCATTATCACTTTCTCTGTAATAAAGTCTGTAATCTCCAACAGGAACATTTGCAAAGTTTCCATCTGCAAATTCTAATTTGATACCACCTGTACCTAAATTAGATACAGCATAAAGCAGTGGTGTATTTTTTGCTTTTACATTATATTGTAAAGTTTGTCCAACTGTATTAGGTATTCTTTCCCATTTGTTTACAACTGTTTTCAAACTGTTTAATTGTTGTAGCCAAACGTCAGTTTCATTGATGCCTTCTATATTAACTTCTTCTGTTCTGTTTTCAACAGGCACACTAAAATCAAAATCTCTTTGACCCATTGTGCCTTGTTTGAACATCATAAAGAAACCATTATTTCTACTTGACATTCCTAGTCCATCGTTTCTATAAATTAAACCATAGTTATTAATAGGGTCAGGATGTTTTTCATAAAAGAATTGATTATCTTCAAAATCTGTATTCACAAATTCAAATTTTCTTTTTTGTCCGTTTATTACAGACTCAAATCCAAATACCAAAGGAGCAGTAGTAGGAGTATTAATTTCATATAAGTCTGTTACTATGCCACCTAGTGTTCCTGTTTTTACTGGCTTACTAAATCTGTTTACTTGCCCAAAGGCACTATTCATTATTGTTATGAATTGTTCATAACTGTCTGGATTGTTTGCATCATTCCATGTGATTGTTCTATTATTAATTTGGTTACCCAGGCTGTCTGTTAAAGGTTCTGATGTTGATATACTGACGACCTTCATTAAGCCACTTGCAGGAATATTTCTTTTAGGATTGTATCCTAACATTCTTGCAAGTTTAAATACTGAATCTCTTCTTTCTGCAGTTTCTAAAAAGTTTTCCCTAGTATTGATATCCATTCTGAAAGCAATACTTTGTCCAAGGTATGCTAACAATTCAATGATAGCAATAAATTCTGAACTTTCAATATAGTCGTTGAAGTTTTCAGGGAAATTAGTTTTGATGTATTCAACCATTGCACTTCGAATAGTATCGAAGTCATATGCTTGTAAGTCTACTTGCGTATAAGCCTGATAGGCTACGTCCCAATCTTCTGCCGCAAATAAATTGTTCTGTCTACTATTAACTGCCATATTAAATCTCTACGTCGGAACGAGCATATTCTATAAACAACTCGTCCTCACCTAATCTTGGCAAAATTCTAAGTTGTACAGCACACCTTATTGTGTGGTCTAAAACATCTGTTTTCACAGTCTGCAATTCAACTCTAGGGTCTTTGTTGACAATCCTGATTACGTCATCTTCAACTTCTTGAACAACCAACTCATCTAATGGATTCATCAGTATGTCAAAAATTCTTGTACCAAACGTAGGACGCATAACACGTTCACCTTGTCTAGTATTAAGTTCATTCAGCAAATCAGTTTTTACAAGTTCGGCATCCGTTAAGGTATAAGGTGCCCTAATCTTGTTTACTGTACTAAAGCCTTTGTAAATGTTTGCCATACCAATATTTATCTGATACCATTAAAACTAGTTTTAATACACCATTTTTAAGCACATTCCAAACAACATTTTATAAGTAACATTGGAGACGATAATCATTATCGTTATTTTTTGAACCTTAACAAAGGATGGCTAATGAAAAACGTATTAGAACGTTTCGACAAAATTGTTGATTTAGCATATAAAGTCAACAAAAAAATTTACGACAACAATTATGTAGAATCTAGTGGGTATGGACCTAGATTTCGTAAGATGTTGCACAAAAATGGCAACAGAATTCATTCACTCGGCATATTTGATTACCATACTAAAAAATATGTGCTTTTTGAAATGGTTAATATGGTTGGGCAAAAAAACAAAGTCCCAGAAGAGTTTGACCTTATGGAGAAATTGATAAGGGATGGCGAACCGAACTAATGTTGTTTTTATTCATGGAAGTGGTCAAAGTAAATTAAGTTTTAATTTTTTAGAAATCTTTCTACCTGAGCATAATCTTTTAAGTTTAGAATATGATGTTCAAGAAGACCCTGAAACAATAATAAAACGTTTCAAATTTATAATAGACCAAAATTTAGACAACGAGCCTTTTTCTATAGTTGCACACAGTTACGGCTGTGTGCTATCAGCACGACTATTAGATATCTATGATGTAAATCATTTTGTAGCATTAAGTTCTCCTTGGGGAGGCAGTAGAACAGCAAAATGGTTAGCAATGGTATTTAGACAAAGCACATTATTTTCAACTTTAACTCCAGGAAGTGCTTTTTTGACATCCATTGCTAAGAGTAAAAGCGATATTCCGATAACTAATATAGTAACAGCAGGAACAGGTAGCGGTAATGCACTTGCCGGATTAGGGGGTTCTCCTAATGATGGACTGCTTACAATTGAAACACAAAAGAAAGTTCCTGTTGGATTTACAAATAAAGAAAACATAACGGTTGACTTATCACATAATGAGGTGTTATTATCTATGGAAATAGTCAACATTATACAGGAAAGAATTTTCGATGACCACAGTTAAAGAAGCAGACTACATTACTTTAAACGACACTGAAGAAGAAAAACTTAGACGTATGTTAATTGAAGCAAAGCAAGAAAACAATGCGTTGTTAGACCATATAGAATTGTTAAAAAGAAATATCAAAGAAGAGCAAGATGGAAAATATCGTGCTTATGTAAAAATTTCCGATTTGCAACAAGAATTAAAAAGGTTTACCAGTTAAACAAATTAAAAGGTTGGAACAAAGGTCCAGTTAAATTTCCCATTACATTTCCAAATGGGTTAGGTGGATTATCACCGTCATAAAATCTAACCTTAGATTCATTTTCTAAAGTTGCAACACTAACTGGCATTTTAGCATCATCATCGTAAGGCATAAAACTAGGCTTAGGTCTGCCATAACCTTTTGTTCGTTCATAACTGTCTAATCGAATTTGTGCCGCTTTAGGTCCCCAACCTGTTCCTCTACCACCTGAATGGTTAGGAGTGTAATCATCAGGCATTCCATACAATGTGCTTTCGTATGTTCTTCTGTTTGCTAAATTTTGTTTGTAATTTCTGTTGCTACTAGAATAATTCATCATTTCAATTGGCACCCTAGCATAATCGCCGTTGAGTATTGCACTCTTAACACTACTGCTCATCCAATTTGCTTCTCCCATACTTTCTGCAAACATTACTGTTGCCAAGTATTGGTTTCTGCTCATGCCTCCTTGTGCACCACTTAAACTTAATGCTACCCATTTAGATGTATTACCCAATTGATTTTTTAGTAAGTTGGTTGCAACACCTGTTACCATTTGTGTTCCCAAGTTGTGTATGATGTAACCTGTACCTGTTTGGTAAGAGCCTTTTGAACCCATTACTCTTGATAAACCAGCATTTGCTAAATCTTGTGTTAGACCACCTTTTACCAAACTTGTTGCATCAGCAATACTAATTTGTGTTCCTGGCAAATTACCACCTGCTTGTGGATTAAATATAGATCCACCACCAAATACTGAAACTCCAGCATTTGCTTCTTGTGGACTTAACTTATGTCCCATGCCAACCATTTTTACACCACTGTCCAATTCTACTGGCATACCAGTATTACTTACAGCCGAGCCTATGGTTTCTGCTCCAATTTTACAACTATCAGATTTAAAGAAGTCTGCACCTTGACTGTCTGCAGGAGACATTACTGATACTGCATCTGAAGGTTGATAATTAGGTACACTATTAGGTCCAACTTTTATACCTTGCTTTTGAATTTCGTCTCCAGGTACACCGTCATATCCTGTACCAACTTGTAGTTGTCCATTATCATCTGTGTAGTTTGCTGGTGCTGTATCAGTTGGGGCAGTAGCATTAGTAGGATTATTATCACTTGCTCTGCCATCTTTGGTAACTGTGGCAGGGTCACCTGCAGGCCCACCTCCGTGTCCTATCCAAGGTTCTAAAGTTGTTACAGTATTTAAAATAGAATTTATATTTCCGTTTACTGGTTCAGGTCTTTCACCGTCTGTGGGTAGAGGATTTGTATCTTTATTAACATCGTTTTCTGTGTAATCAAATTCTGGATGTTCTTGTGATACATCTATATGTGGTACTGCTGGTATTTTTTCTACTTCTTCTGCCTGTTGGGCATCAGCCGCCGAGCCACCATCATTTAAATGAACTGTTGCTCCTACCACATTGTTTCTACCACCTGCTTCACTGGTAATTTCTGCACCACTCTTTATGTGCATATTACTTGCAGATGTTAGCAAAATTTCTTCTTGTGCGTTGTTGTGAATTGACTGTTGAGCAAAATTAAACATTTGTCCTTTTGTGGTATGATGTATAGAGGAACCATCTTCTCTAGTCATAACTTTGTATCTATTCAAAGTTAAACTTTCTATGCTGTTACCTGATTGTATTTTTATATCACCGTATGGTCCGGAACTTCCGTCAGGTCCTTCGCCTTCTTCCATTACACCTGCACTCATATTAATTTGTGTACCACCTTCTAAGTTTAAGGCTCTGTCTGCTCTGATGTTGATATCATTTTTTGCTCTAATGTTTAAATCTTGATTACTGTAAACATGAATACTACCGCCTTCGTCTAATTCTACCCATGCAGTACCATCTCTGTTAATGATGTAAATTAATCCGTTTGTGTCGTCCATTAAAATTTGATTGCCCAATGCTGTACGCAATCTTATATGACGTTGTTCCATGTTGTCATCCATTACAAATGAATGACCACCTCTTCTGTTTACACCATCTACTTTTCCTGTGTCTAAATTTTTATTGTCAGGACCAGGAGTTAAAATTCCAAATACCTGTGATGGACTTTCTCTTCTTGCACTAGATGTTGTTACACCTCTTATTGGATCTAAAATTAATCCTTGATTTAATATTGATTGTGTGACAATATTGTTTAGTGGTCTTTTTGATTTATTACCATGGTCTAAGTTTTCATCACGTTTGTTCTTTTCTGCAACAGGCAAGTTCATGTTTGTGCCGTATGTTGGACCTGCGGCATTGCCTGGTACCATGTATTGCATTTGATCCGGGAACATACATCCTATGATTACTGGCATTTTCTTTTTGCCATCTGCAAAACACATTAATACAAAGTTACCTGGGTCTGGTGGTACCATCCACATACCATAAGTTTTCATTGTGTCTTGATAGTCTGCTACATTGTCTCCAATTTTTGCTGAAGGTGTTGTACCTGCAAATGGCGAACTCCAATAACAGTTGAAATATCCTTGCGGGTCGCTCCTGTCTTTACTCAACATAGGTACATATACTGTTATACGTCCGCTGTGTGTTGCATCTTTTGGTCTTACAATAACTTCGCCCATGTAGACGCCAAAATCCAGTTCTGCACTTTCACGCATTTTATCACGTGGATTTCTTTTGCTTCTTCTATAGTCGTTAGGTTTATATGCCATAAGTTTTAGTCACCACCTTTGCCTTTCATTTTACTTGTTCTTACACCCTCTAATATAACCTCAGCCTTTTTTCTATTAGTTACTGTTGTGGTACCTTGGTCTGATACTGTTACAGTAGTTATAGAACCATCGGCTTCTCTTCTGGTGTAAGTGCCTCCTATATTTGGACCTAGGGTGCCATCATCTGTTGTCGTTCCTGTATCACTTAACTGTGTGCCTTTTCCAACTTCTCTGCCAGCAACTGCAACATTACCACTTTCTGTTGGAACTTGTGTGTTTGCTTCTTGGTTTGCTATTTCCTGCTTATTGAGTTTTTCAATTTGAGCCTCTCTGGCGGCTGGATCTTCCCCACCCTGCATTGATATATCATCCATTAAGTGAGCAATACTGATAGGAGTTTGCTTATGACCTTTAACGTCACATGTAAACTGTCCTCCGTTAAATGTTGTAGTCACTCTTGAAATCATATATACTCCGCTGATGAAAAACGATGTTCCTCTTTCTTCCATGTAACCTGTGTTGTTATCCTCGTCATCTATATGAGGGTCTCTAACTCTTGGAGTTTGCATGGTGAACAAAAAGTAATTATCATCAAAGTCATACACCACACCTTCGGGTTTGGAATTTTCTGCTTTCTCTACTGCACTTGTAACTTTTTTGCCTTTCCTTGCTTCTTCTATTGTAGTGGGCTCTCCCAAATACCATGGGTCGCCTTTTAATGCTATATCTAAAACTTGTAATATAGCCGCATCTTGTACATTGTTAAACATGTAACCAAACAATGTTGCACTACTAGTACCATCACTTGTTCCTGATCCTTCAGTTGTTAATGATTTTCCACTCTCTGTTCTCATCTTTTGGTCAGTATTTTGTACATCTCCATCTGAACTTGTGTTTGCGGCTTTTCTTAACTGTGTTAAAGTTTTATTCTCGCCTATGACTGCAGGCATACCTTTGTCGCCTAATATATCTGAAGCATACAAGAATCCACTTGGCTCTGGTGTATATACTTTACCACCACCGCCAGTGTTTGTGGTAACATCACTTTGTGTTGGAGTAGTATTTGCTGTTTCTTGTCCAAGTGCTTTTTTAAATCCTAATGGATCTTGTCCATTGTTAGCAAGATACAATGCTGTTTTGGCAAAATCTCCTCTTAGTTTTTCATCTGTGTCAAATCTATCTAAATCTTCTTGTGTTGCTACACCTTTGTCTTTTAGCCTTTGGCGTAAATTAGGATCATCTCTTAGTGCTTTTTCGATACCAGATACATCACTTTGTTTTGCTTTTAATTCTGCTTTTTGTTCTTCACCAGTTAAATCTTGGTCGGCTTCTACATTTGCACTAGGACTGTTTGGGTTTGTGGACATGTCTCCCATTTTACCACCGCCTGGTGGTAACAATAACACCATCCCTGCATCAAATTTAATGTCCACACCCATTATTTGGTCATTCAATCCTGTGTACAAATAATGATATGCTTTTAATATGTTATTATCTTTACGCATTTGTTCAACACGTTTTTTTACATTCTCTTTACCCGGGTCTTGTTCACATGCGGCAGTTGTTTGCAAAGGATTCGATGTGCTGTAAATCATTGGCTGATAAGTCACACGTTTTGCATACTTGCTTCTTGATTGGTCATAATCCAAATATTCCATTTCTGCTTCTATTTTATACCAACTGGTATATGCTTTTGCCAGGTCATAATTATTTGGACTGTTGTCAGGGTCGTCTGGTACTTTCTTTCTGTGTACAGCATCTAAAAAGTTTTTGTTCATTACTAGAAGTGTTGTAAAAAATCTGTTTATGTCTGTGCCTTCTTTAAAATTAATTCTGTTGTTTGCAAATATTCTTTTATTAACATCAACACCACCATCTAAACTGTCAGGATCATCTTCCAATGCTTTTTCAAAATCTTCTAATGTGGTTATGCCCATAGCCTCAGCATTCATTAATCTGTTTACATCTTCTGCGGCTTTCATTGTAGCCTTGTCATATACCACTGTGTCATCACCTTTTAAACCTTCCATTAATTGTGATAAATCAAATTTTAGTTCATCTTGTACATCGTGGTCTGTTAAATTTTCTTCTCTGTATCTATTAATATTGTCTTCTAATTCTTGTGCCATTTCTGTAATGGTTGCACCACTTACAGATGTGTCCATAGGTATTAAAAAATGATTGTCTACTCTGGCTTCACTATTACCCACAGTACACATTACTTCATATTCACTGCCTTTGTCATCTATTGCAATACTGATTTTTGCAATTTCCATTTTGTAAATAAATGGTCCTGCAACATGTATAGGTGCACCTTTTTGGTCTTCTTCTTCTAGAGATGCTTCGTAACCTTTAAAATTAATTTCTAAAAATATTGGAACATTAGCATACATACCTGCTTCAATTCCTAAATGTACTTTTGCGGCTTGTATTTGGTCTAACAAGTCTGCCGCACCAGGTTGTATTAATGTAAAGTTTGCCGCAGTTGCAAAATGATTGCCTTTGTCTTTAACAAAGTCTATTGTAAGTCCATCCATTTGCACACCAGTTACACCAGTTTGTGCAATAACAACAGTTTCTTCTGGCTTAGCCGCAACGGCACCGTTGATATAACCTCCACCACCTGAGGCTCTATCTTTTATCATGTATAATTTGAGATTGTAAGAAGTATTGACTGCTTCATCTAATACGTTTCCAAATACAGTATTCAAATACCTATCTGGTAACTTAGGTGCGGATTTGCTTTTCTCGTCTGCTTTATTGTTTTGCTTTGCCATTTTAACCCATCATACGTTGAACACTTTCGCCACTAGGAAGAAAAATTGTTACACCTGCTTTAAAATCTTCTATAGGATCTACAAGTATATCTGGATTCCTTAAGGCAAATAGCCACCACAGTCTTACTGTGCCATATAATTCATTGGCAAGTAATTCAGGTCGCCCTTCATATTGATGTTCTATTTCGTATAATTGGTCACCTGGGCTTTTAGGAACACTTGGCAACTGATTAATATCAAGAACATTCCCTTTTAAGGGAGCATTTCTTAAAAAACTTTCTCTGCTATGAAAACTTGCCATTAAATAAATCCTTTAGTGTAATCTTTACCACTTGAAAAAGCACCTAGGTCAAATCCTTTTCTAAGTTTCTTGTATGTGTACTGAGGCGCCATTTCAATCATTATATCTGTTTCTGTTGGCATGTAGGTTGTCTTTCCATTGTAAACTACTGGAATGTAATCTATACCATCAGGAAGTTGCATGTTGTAACTTCTGATAATTACTGGAACTTTGTTAAAACCATATTCACCCAAATATTCAAATATCAATACTGGAGGAGGAGTACCAAATCTATTGTTTTGTACAGCACTATCTCCGTAGAAGCCTTTGGTTACTGTTCTTAAAAAATGAAAAACTGCTAATAAGTATTGAGCCTCTTCTGTGGTGTTAGCAGTCCATTGTCCTTGTACAGGAAGTACAGGAGGTCTGCTGTTTATATATGTGTAAAACGGATAGTTTGTTCCGTGGAATGTTGCTTCATTATATTCTACACTTGCTTGTAAGAATATGTTTGGAGTATATGGAAATACTATGCCACCTCTTTCTTTGAGAGGTTTTAGAATGCTGTTTGCTGGATCTCCACCATCTTTAGCACTCATACCATAAGCAACATCTTCGCCACCTTTTTTGGGCCTTATCCTTGCTCTCCAATCCATTTTGGGAACAACGCCATTGGCTCGCCCAGCACTTTTGGCATTACTGTTCGTTTTAGTGCCACTTGGACCATATGTTTCAATAAGTTCTTTGGTTTTAGGTTTAATTTGCCCTTGCTCATCTGCGGCAATACCTCTTGGTGAACCCAGACCTTCTTGATTTATTTCTTCTGACATTTTTATCAAATCTCCGTTTACAAGACTATTTATCTGGATAAATAAAAACGTACTTTAATTTTTTATTAAAGGTTACCAGAATTTTATTTTACAGTTGACTTTATACAGGATATGTGTATAATACAACAATATAAACGAACGATAGTTTTGAGGAGATTAAATGACACAACCTAAAAAGGTTAATTATCTTAATAATAAAGATATACTAAAACAAATACATTTCAGCAAAATGACATACTGCTATGTGCAGGATGATAGATATTCTGAAGTGGATTTAATTGTTGAATCAGTAAAAAAGATAAACAAAACCGCAATCAAACAAGCACAAATTAATAAGGCGGCTAAACTTAGCACCTTAGCATATCAAGAAGCAGTTGCAAAAGGCGACTGGACTAAGAAACCAAAGCAGAAAGAATTTACTGTTGATCCTAAAACAATGGCAGTTGACGAATTGGTATTTAGAGTTATGACTTATGACCATATTCCAGATGAGCCAGGTAGGAAGAAAACAACAAAAACTGTTGCAGACACAAAAGCAAAAGTAAACTTTCCGCCTTTTAAACATTACATCTTAGACAGCAATGGTATTAATCCTAGAGAAGTTGTTAGAAGTCATTGGGTAGGTGGACTACACAATGGACATTTTTCAGTTGACCACGGAAGAATTACTAATGAGTTAGGTAAAATGTTTATGAAACTTGTTGAACGTTACAGTCAAAGAGGTAACTGGAGAGGTTACACTTATGTTGATGAAATGCGTGGACAAGCATTAGTACAGTTAGCACAAATTGGATTACAATTTAATGAAGCAAAATCAGATAATCCATTTGCTTATTATACTGCAACTGTCAATAACAGTTTTACAAGGGTATTGAATTTAGAAAAACGTAACCAAACAATTAGAGATGATATTTTAATTGAGCAAGGTCACTTGCCAAGTTACGGTAGACAAATTCAACATGAGGAAGAATTACGTGAACTTCGTGCAAATGCAGAAAACGAAGTTGAAACACCTAGTGGCGAATAATATATGGCGAACCTCTTTGAGCGAGCCGCATGTTTCACCGATATACATTACGGCTTAAAACAAAATAGTAGACAGCATTTAAAGGACTGTCATGATTTCGTAGAATGGTTTATAGCAGAAGCCAAGGCACGAGATTGTGAAACTTGTTTCTTTTTAGGTGACTGGCATCATCATAGAGCAAGTATTAATATTGCAACTATGAATGCTACTATTAGAGATTTAAAATTACTAAATGAATCTTTTGAAAAGGTATATTTCATAACTGGTAATCACGATTTATATTACAGAGAAAAACGTGACCTTAACAGTATTGAATTTGCAAGAGACTTAGAAAATTTTGTAATGGTAGATGAACACTTCTGTGAAGATGGTGTTGCTATTATACCTTGGCTTGTTGGAGATGAACACAAAAAACTTAACAAGTTAGATTGCAAATATATGTTTGGACATTTTGAATTGCCTTACTTTAAAATGAATGCTATGGTAGAAATGCCAGACCATGGTGGCATAACTGCACAACATTTATCAAATCCTGAATATGTGTTTAGTGGTCACTTTCACAAAAGACAATACAAAGGCAACATACATTACATAGGTAATGCTTTCCCACACAATTACGCAGACGTGGGAGATAATGAAAGAGGTGCTATGTTTTTAACATGGGACGAAGAACCATTGTATGTCAATTGGGATAAATGTCCAAAATATGTAATGATGGGTTTGAGACAATTATTAGAAGATCCAGGCAAGTATTTAGATGATACAACACATGCAAGAATAAAACTTGATGTTGGCATTAGTTATGAAGAAGCAAACTTTATCAGAGAAACATTTGCTGAACAATACAATGTTAGAGAACTACAACTTATTCCTATCAAAGAGGAAGAAGAAATTTATGAAGGTACAGAAATTGAATTTGAAAGTGTCGACCAAATTGTTATATCGCAATTGGACACAATAGAAAGTCCTACTGTTGAAAAAGATAAACTGATAGAAATTTATAGGAACATTGTAATATAATGTTAAAGATTAAAAATGTAACTGCAAAGAATTTTATGAGTGTGGGTAACAATACCCAAGCAGTTAGTTTTGATACTGATTCGCTTACACTTGTATTAGGACACAATTTAGACTTAGGTGGAGATGGTAGTAGAAATGGTACAGGTAAAACTACTATTATCAATGCACTAAGTTTTGCATTGTATGGTGAAGCACTTACAAATATTCGTAAAGACAATCTCATAAACAAAACAAACGGCAAAGGCATGATGACTACTGTTGATTTTGAAATCAATGGTACAGAATACAGAATTGAAAGAGGGAGACGACCTAACGTTCTTAAGTTTTATATTGATGGTGTAGAGCCAGGCGATAATGAACAACAAGGCGATATGCGTGAAACACAAAAAGAAATTGAAAAGATTATTGGGTTTCCGCATAACATGTTCAAGCATTTGATTGCATTAAACACATACACAGAACCTTTCTTGAGTATGAAAACAAATGACCAACGTGATATGATTGAGCAGTTGTTGGGCATAACAGAAATAAGTCAAAAGGCGGATGTACTAAAAGAACTTTTGAAAAACACCAGGGATAGTATTAAAGAAGAAGAGATAAGAATAAAAGCAGTAAAAAGTGCAAATGATAGAGTAGAAAAAAATATTGCTGAAATTGAACTTCGTGGTAAAGCATGGAGTAAAAACAAAGAAGATAAAGTAAATGAATTGCAAACAAGTTTAGATGCATT